TTAACAGCTCCATGTTTCGTTCAACGATTGTATTATTTCAGAAGAATAAAATGATATTGACTCATCGCTATGTTCAGATAATAAGGTAAATCTAGGTAGTTCGGAGATAAGGCGTTCTCTGACTGGTTCAAAATACTCAGGAACATTAGGACTAACTTCAGTACAACACTTGGCAAACCCCCACAATATATCGAGTACTTCACTCTTGATTGAATCATCAACGCTATCAAGGACTTCTAGTAAGAATGGTAGGGCAAGATATCCAGCGGGTGCCATAGAGACATGCTGGTGGCACAGTCCACACCATAGCTTGTGACTGGCAATCTTCGCCTCATTGTGGTCATCAGATGTTAATTGTAGCAATAACTCAGGAACATCATTTGCTGGCCCATAAGCTGTATAGGATGAACTCCAGTCTATTGCGCTAACCCTATCTTTTAGTGATGTATTACTCACAGATAATTTCTCTTGTTAATAATTAGGATAATTAATTTTGTATTAGCTTGTTTCGACTATGTATAAAAAATATCAGGATAAATCACACTATGCCAATCCCATTTCCGTTTGATTTTAAAAATCCTGATTACCCGCAGGTATTTGAATGGCGAATGGAACGATTAACACGAATTCGCCAAAATCCAGAATCTATACCAGCACTCAACGCTTACTACAAAGATAATCCAGCTCAATTTATTATTGATTGGGGAATGACGTATGACCCACGAAACCCTGAGAGAGGATTACCGTCATATATCCCATTTTTATTATTTCCTCGACAAGAGGAATGGATTGAATGGTTTATCGAACGATGGAAAGGGCAAGAGCCTGGTATTACAGAAAAGACGCGTGATATGGGTATGAGTTGGCTAACGGTCGGCTTATCTTGCACTGTATGTAATTTCAATCGTGGTATTAGTGTCGGCATAGGTAGTCGTAAAGAAGAGTATGTCGATAAAATCGGGGTACCTAAATCACTGTTAGAGAAAGCCCGTATCTTTATGTCTTATCTGCCGGCTGAATTTCGTTTTGGTTGGAATAGAAACAAAGACGCACCACACATGAGAATAAAATTTCCTCATACTGACTCAATCATATCGGGTGAGTGTGGTGATGGTATTGGGCGAGGGGATCGCGTAAGTTTTTATATTGTTGATGAGTCCGCTTTCCTCGAACGGCCATCTCTTATTGACGCTTCTTTATCAGCCACAACTAACTGCAGACAAGATATTTCAACGCCAAATGGAAATGCTAATAGCTTCGCTATCCGTAGGCATAGCGGAAAAATACCAGTATTTACATTCCACTGGAGAGAAGACCCAAGGAAAGACCAAGCATGGTACGACAAGCAGGTTGAAGTTTTAGATCCTGTTACAGTCGCTCAAGAAATAGATATAGATTACAACGCATCCGTTGAAGGGGTGATTATTCCTTCTGCATGGATACAGTCTGCAATAGACGCACATATCAAGTTGGGAATTGAACCAACAGGTAAGCGCCTTGGTGCTCTTGACGTAGCTGACGAAGGTATAGATAAAAATGCCTTTGTATCAGGTAAAGGAATATTGGTAGATGCTTGTGAAGAGTGGAGTGGGAAAGGTGCTGATATCTACCAAACCGTGGTTAAGGCAATCAATTTAGCCAGTGATTATGGTTGTAGTGAGGTTCTATATGATGCTGATGGTATTGGTGCCGGTTGTCGTGGTGATTCAAGACAAGTCAATGAAGAACGGAAGTTAGCTGGTTTAAATCCTGTTACCTTTTCTGCTTACAAAGGAAGTTCTGGTGTACTAAATCCGGATAAGGTTTTAATGAAAGATGCCAGCGGTAGAAATATTACGAATAAGGACTTTTTCCAAAACTTTAAATCTCAGTCATGGTGGCATTTACGGACATTGTTTTTAAATACCCATAGAGCCGTTAACGGTATGAAATATGATCCTGATGAGATTATTTCGTTATCTTCAAAGATGTCATATTTATCGAGATTAACTTCCGAACTCTGCCAGCCAACGTACACAAAAAACTCAGCAGGTAAAATCGTCGTTGATAAAAAACCTAACGGTGCTAAGTCTCCAAACTGTGCTGATGGCTTAGTCATTCTTAAATCTCCTGAGAAAAGAAGCGGTAGTTTCTTCACAACTAAGAGGTAATTCTATGTGGTGGCCGTTTAAGAGGCGAAAAACAGAACCACTCGCACCGGTTAAACGGTCAGCATTCACAACTGACTTATATCCTGCGCTGGCGAGAGAACGAGGCTTTGATGGGATTGATTTACCGCAACCCACAATTGCGGGTGTTGCGATGGACAGTATTGATAGTTATGTGCCCTCATTTAAAGGTGAGCAGGTTTATGGCGTACCCGAGTCACAGGCTTCTTGGTATGCATCACAAATGTTTATCGGCAACAATATGTGTGCGGTTATCGCCAAACACTGGCTGGTGGATAAAGCCTGTAATATGCCCGCGCGTGATGCGATACGTCAGGGTTACGATATTGATTGTGATAACGACGATGATCGCGCTATTAGTAAAAAGCTCCGTAAACGGGATAAAAAATACCGTATTACACATCAGCTTAAAGAGCTCGTTCACTTTGGGCGGGTATACGGCGGTCGTTTAGCGTTATTTGTTGTGGAGACATCTAATCCGAAAGAGTGGTACGAAAACCCGTTTAATATCGATGGCGTGACTAAAGGCATGTACAAGGGGATTAAGCAGATTGATCCACAATGGGTAACAGCCGATTTAACGGACGCGAATGTTCAAGACCCTGCGAGTATGGACTTCTACGAGCCGACATATTATGTGATTGGTGGGCGTAAATATCATAAGTCTCACTTTATTAAGTTTGTGCCGTTTCCTGTGCCGAATGTCTTGAAGCCAATGTACAACTACTTTGGTGTATCAGTGCCAGAACGCATTTATGAGCGTGTCTATGCTTCAGAACGCACCGCAAATGAAGCCCCACAACTGGCAATGACTAAGCGCTTACTTACGATGGGTATCGCAGACCTTGAATCGGCAGATAAAAGCATCATCAATGAAAACATGCTCTATTTTATGGAGATGCGCGATAACTACGGTGTGCAAATGACAGGTAGTGGTGACACTGTTCAACAGTTCGATACGTCATTAGCGGATTTAGACGCCACGATTATGACGCAATATCAGCTGGTGGCATCGGCTTCCAATGTACCCGCGACAAAGTTATTAGGCACCACACCGAAAGGCTTTAACTCAACGGGTGAATACGAAGAGGCTAATTACCGCGAAGAGCTTGAGAGCATTCAATCAAACGACCTTGAAGAGCTATTACAGCGCCATTACGACATGCTAATGCGTAGCGATGGTTTACCAGTGACAGAAATCTCTATCACATGGGCACCACTTGATAGCCCAACGGCTGTTGAGAGTGCAGATATTGAGCTTAAGCAAGCACAAGCCGACTCAACCTATGCAACTACGGGGGCTATTGATGGACTAGATATCCGTAAGAAATTAGCTAGTGATAAGGCGTCCAGCTATTACGGCATTGAAGTGAACGAGGCAGATTATGTCGAGGCGAATACGAGTACGAACGAAGCGAGCACAATGGGCAACCTCGCGGAAGGCGGTAATGAAGGGAAAACCTCTGCAGTATTCAGTAGCCCCGTCTAGTCGTTATCAAGGTGACATGTCACGACTCATTAATTCAATGATTAAAGACTATGAAAAAGTGTTTAGTGAATTAAATGACGACTTTGAGGGTTTTACGATGGATGCTAGCTTTGCAAGTCAAACACGTATCTGGCTTAACCGGCTAAAACGTAAATGGGATAAGATTTTTAAACAAAAATCCACAGAGATTGCGGATAAGTTTGTATCTCAGGTCGATATAGGTGCACAGCGTAATTTAGATGATTCTCTTAAAGTGTTATCGGGCGGTATCACCATTAAAACCCCTGATATGCCACAACTCCTTAAAGACAAAATCATTGCTTCTACTGCTGAAAACGTATCACTCATTAAATCAATTCCACTGCAATTTCATCAACGCATTGAAAGTGTAGCTTTGCGCTCTATTAGCCAAGGTGGCGAAGGTGCAAAGACTCTATTAGAGGAAATTAGGGATATAGGTAGCGTTACAGAAAGTAGGGCAAATTTTATTGCTGTTGACCAGACACGAAAAATTACAACTGCATGTAATTATGCTCGCATGAAATCTGCCGGTATTCGTAAAGCAGTTTGGCATCATTCAAATGGTAGTGCAGAACCTAGAGAACTACATCTTGAGTTAGATGGTGAGGAGTTTGATTTAGACAATCCTCCTATAATTAACAAAAAAACAGGAAGGCGAGGTTTTCCGGGGGAAGAACCGGGTTGTAAGTGCTTCTGGACACCAGTAATAGATTTCGGTGAGGAGACATGACAAAGCGACAATATGATTTAAACGGCTGGCTGGAAGTGAAAGATAACCCCATCTCTAAAGTTGGGGTTTTTGATTATTTGGGGTGTGAAATTGGCGCACCAATACCCGACAAAATTTATAAGGTGTATCGGCCACAAGAAGAACTAGCCAGCACAGAGACAATTAACTCTTTCAAATTAATGCCCTTTGTTGATGAGCATGAAATGTTAGGGAAAGACGGCACTCCTGCAGAGAAAAAAGGGATACAAGGAGTCATCGGGGAACGGGTTTATTTTGAATATCCCTACCTCAGAGGCAATATCAAAATCCTGTCTAATTCAGCGCTTAACCAAATTGATGGAGGGAAAATTGAATTATCTCCTGGTTATCGCTGTGTTTACGATTTCACACCGGGCGAATTTAACGGTGAACGTTATGACGCCATACAACGGCATATTAGAGCCAACCATCTTGCGTTAGTTGATGAAGGGCGCACTGGCGCTGATGTTGCTGTGCAAGACCATTCCGTTATTACCATAGACACAAAGGAACTTATTCGCATGAACGAAGAAGATAACAAAGAGAAACAAACAACTGATGAAGGTGCCTTTACGCCTGAGCAATTGGAAGCGTTAAAAGCCATTATCAAAGAAGCGATCACCAGTGCTAAACCTGTAACAGATGATGATCAAGAAGAAAAGGAAAAGTCTTCTACTGATACTGACCCTGACGAAGAAAAGAAAGCAGAAGAAGCAGTAGAAAAGGCTGAAATCGCAACAGAAGAAGCAGAATCAGGTGAACCCGAGGCAGTTGAGAAAGCCGAGGTCGCTATTGAAACTGCAGTCGAAGCGATTGAAGAAGCAAAAGAGCATCTTGACCAAGCAACTACTGATGGCCTTAATCGTCGTTTAAAACGCCTAAACCGTAACATCACTGCGATGGACGAAATGGCATCACTGAAACGTAAAATTCAGCGATTAGAGAAAGCAAAACCGGCAATGGATACGGGTGAATTACTCAAACAAATTGGTGCGCGTGATTCGTTAGCGCATAAGTTAACGCCATTCCTTGGTGTGTTTGATCATTCCGCTATGACTCAACAACAAGTCGCAGAATACGGTGTTGAGAAGCTGGGTATTCAATGCAGTAAAGGTACAGAAGCCATTGCTCTCGATGCTTGGATGCAAGGGCGTGTTCCTGACTCTCAAAAACCGAGTTCAACAATGGACTCTGTAGTGAGCAATAAATCAATTATGGATAAATGGGGAGCTAAATAATGGCAATTCCTAATTCAGTCGCAAATGGACTAATTTCCGGCGTTGTCGGTGAAATTAGTCATGCTGGCCCTATTCGCGCTGTTTCAGCAATTCTTAGTTCAGCGGATGAAGAGCTAAATATTTTCGGTCGTGCCTATACATACAAAGATGATTCGGTGGAATCTGTTCAGGTAGGTGGTAAAGGCGCATTTGCAGGGATCATGATTAACCCTAAAGCCTATCGTATCGAAAAAGAATTTGCGCTTAACGGCACACAGGGCGAGTTCTTGACAATGGGTGAAGTTTTTGTCGAGCTAAAAGAAGTGGCTAGAAAAATCAACGCACCGGTTGTGTTCGATGAAGCTGACGGTTCGCTATCTTCTAAAGCCACCATTAGTGCTGGTGATCGCGTTATTGGTTTTATCAGCCGACACCTTGAATCCACAGAGAGTGCTCACTTGGGCATTATTCGTTTAACAGAAATCCCATATCCAGTATCTCCAAAGGAAGGTGAGTAATGCCAGTTAGTAACATTAAATTTCACATGTCTGGCCGTGATGTCAAAAAACATGGCCAACTGAATATTAACCCTGACCAGAAATGGACATACGGGGAATTAGCGCAAATCGGCTTTGGTGGTTTTTCTGCGATGGACTCCGCGATTAGCGGTGGTGCAATGCAAGGGGGCTTAATTCAACGTGAAATGTTGCAACACGTTTTACCGGGTGTCATTCGTACCGCAACGCGAGTTCGTGTGCTAGATGAAATCACCGGTATCGTCAATGCAGGTGAATGGCATGATGAAGAAATCATTCTGAATGTGGCGACACCAACTGGTAAAGCCGAGCTTTATGGTGATCATACCAATGTGCCATTAGCGTCTTATGCGCAAGACCAAGAGCGCCGTGGTCTTGTCCGTTTCGAATTAGGTTTCCAAGTTGGTAAATTAGAAGAAGCTCGCCAATCTTCTGCAGGCTTTGTTGCGATGGAAGAAAAGCGTAATTCAGTGACTGAATCATTAGAGCAAGGCCGTGAGCGTGTGGGTTATTACGGATTTAACAGCCCTGAAACGCGCGTCTTTGGTTTGATGAATGAGCCTAACTTGCCTGCCTATGAAACAGCAAAAGGCAAATGGAAAGGCGGAACATTTGCAGATATTACTGCTGATATTACCGATATGTTCTCGCGTATTGAAACGAGTTCTGGCGGTATTATCAAAGATGATACGCCAATCACCTTAACATTGCCGTTGGGCTTTCGATCTGCACTGAATGTGGCTAATCCGGTGGCACGAGGTGAAACAGTCAAACAATGGATAAATGAAAACTATCCAAATATGCGTCTGGTTTTCTCTCCTGAATTTGTTGGCGCAAATGGTGGGGCTGATGTGGCCTATATGTTCGCAGATAGCATTGATGATGGTTCAACAGCAACCAGTGCGGTGATCCTGCAAGTTGTACCTGTGAAATACCAGTTATTAGGTTCACTCAACCAAATTAAAGGGTATATGGAAGATGCAACCAATGCGACTGCAGGTGTGTTTGTAACTCGTCCGTGGGCGGTGACACGCTTAACTGGCATTTAATCTTACCACTTCTCTTTTTGCGCCCTCATTTGAGGGCTTTTTTATATCTAAACAATAGGAGAGCACTCCATGCCTCTTTACGCATATTGCACCTTATCAAATGACCAGAACTATACGGTAAAAGACGGGAAAGTGTTTATTGCTGGTCAAGCTAATGTGATGACAAAGCACATGTACACACCTCGTGGCCGTGTGACTGAAATTTCTGACGAGCAATATAAACAGCTCAAAGAAAATCACGTTTTTAATCTTCATTGTGAGAATGGCTTTATTACTGTTGAGCATCGCAAAGAAGATCCCGAAAAAGTTGCCACTGATATGGAAGCTAGCGATCAATCAGCCCCTGACACTCCTGAATCGTTAGAGGCTGAAAAGTTAGACGTTCCTAAAACCAACAAAAAAGGTAAGTGATTATGGATACGAGCACATTTCCTTTAACGTCATTCCGTGTGCTCTATCCGCAGTTTGACGGTGTGGGTGATGATGAAATATTTATCATTGCTCAATCTGCGTTGAACTATTTCTCTGCCTGTAAGGGTGTTTGTACTAACGAGCTGTGGATGCTCGTGGTTGCACACATGCTAACACTCAGAAAAATGATTGCTGATGATGAGTCGCCCACCGGTGTTGTGACGAGTGTAACCATTGATAAGGTAAGCGTGTCATTTACGGCACCGCCTGCCGGTTCTGATTGGTCGCACTGGTTTAAAATGACAACCTTCGGCCAGCAGTTTCTAGCACTGATTAAGCGTTGTAGTGTACCTCAATACTTTGGTGGTGGCGGTGAGCGTTCAGCATTTCGTGGTGTAGGAGGGCGGTTTACACGAGGAGGGCGATTACGTTAATGACTAAATTAGCGCAATTAAAAGCGGTTTACGATGAATTGGCTAAAAAGCGATTAAGTGTTGGCTTCTTTGAGCACGCAAAATATCCCGATGGAACACCTATTGCTTATGTTGCCTCCATTCAAGAGTTGGGATATCCGGCTGGTGGTATTCCTCCTCGCCCGTTTTTAAGGCCGACCATGAATGATAAAAAGCAGGATTATAGTCAGTTAATTTTTCGTGCTGTGAAAGCCACTATTAAGGGCAACATCACGCTGGATAATGGGCTGACTCAAATTGGTGCGACGGTTGCGGGCGATGTGAAAATGGCAATAAAAGCAGTCACAACACCGGCACTGGATGATTCAACGGTCAAAGCAAGAGCACGTCGTCATAGTAAAGGTAAAGCCACACAAAAGCCGTTAGTCGATACTGGCCAAATGCTTCAAGCGGTTAGTTTCGCAGTGGAGGATAAATAATGTTTGGTAACTTAAACCGTATCGCTTCACGTTATATTCCCCAGCAAAAGGTGCTTTGGTTTCGATTTAAAGAACGTGGGCCTGATGATAGGGGGAATGACCAAAATTACTATTACGATCCCGTAGAAGTTCGTGGAAGTTGGCAGGCTGTTGATACTCAAGATGTTCAATCAATGGGGTTAGATACAAGCCAAGTGTACCGGCGCTTATATACTTCTCATGATATTAAAGCCGTTCAACGTGGCACATCCCCTGATTTTCTTGTATTCAATGGTAAGAAGTACGATGTTGTGGGTGATGCAGACTGGTACGAACAAGATGGTTGGAAATCGGTGATCTGTATCGAGGCGGGTGCTTATGACGGATTATGAGGTTGATGTTGCTATTCGCAAACAACTCTTGTTGCAGTTAAAAGCAGTCGATATTGAGATCCCTGTTAAAGCCGGTTTCCAATCTACAAAGCAAGGCCGTGAAGATAACATGGTGATGTTTTTCCCCATCAATGAAAACGGTCACGGTTGGCAGAGCCGAAAATATAATATTCAAGGCAATAAAGCCAATCACCAAGAAAACCAGTTATCCGAAAATACGTACCAAGTTCAAGTGTTCGTGACGCAATTAGGCAATTATACAGCTAAGGATATTACCGCGATTGTCAGAATGATTGCCAATTCATTGCCCTTTGTTGAAGCTCTCCGCAAACAAGGCATTGGCGTTCAGCGGGCAACCGGTATTCGAACACCTTATTTTCTGAATGACCAGGGCAACTACGAACAAAACCCCTCATTTGATTTCAATGTGACATTTAATCGCACACTTCATCCTGATACAGACGCCGTGAGTGCGTTGTATCCCGATATCTATCGTATTTAAGGAACGTTATGTCTATCAAACAAACTCGCTATGTCGATATCGCGAGTGCGGTGATTGGCGCGTCTGCTGTACCGATGCGTAAGCTCACGGCTCGTATTTTTTCAACTAACCCTAAAATCCCTGCAGGTAAAGTGCTTGAATTTGCCAGTGGCCAAGTGGATGACTTATTGGGTACTGACTCCCCCGAGGCACATTTTGCGCGTCAGTATTTCAGCTATGTCAGTCCAGCACCAGCAAGTAAGCCGAAAGAACTGCAAATTGCTTCTTATGAGCCTGTTGGTCGAGCGCCTACCTTGTTTGGTGAAAAAACAGGAGATTTAGCCGATTTAAAATTGATTAATGACGGTGAACTTAATATCACTATTGGAAAAGTGACAAAAACAATCACAGGGATTGATCTTACTGAAAGTACGTCATACGCGGATGTTGCAACAGCTGTGCAAGCGAAATTAAACGCAGAAAGTGAGCCTCAATTTGCTAGCGCCTATGTCACGTTTAATTCACTGGATAGTGCCTTTGTCATTAGCGGTGGCGTACAAGAGCGTGCGGATATTAGTGTGCGTTCATCAGTGCTTGCTGATGCGATGAATATTAGCCACGGCACATCATCAGCCGGTAATCCAGCGCAAACCCCGTTACAAGCCTTTATTGCTTCTGAGGCTGTTTCTGACTCTTTTGGTAGTGCAACGTTTTTAACGGAACTCTCATTAGAGCATGCTGTAGAGCTGGCGCAGTACGTGGCAGGCGAAAACGTGAAGTATCAATTGCACCTGTCTGTGACCAATCAAAATGCAGAAGATTTTAGCGGGGCGCTGGTGGGTACGGCTTCAACGGGCTTAAACCTGAAAACAGCGGATAATTTCTTTGTTCAAGCGTTACCTATGGCCATTATGTCCGCCACAGATTATGACCGCACCAATGCGACAACAAACTATATGTATCGTCAATTTGGTGTCACGTTCCCATCGCAAATTACGACCGATATCGATGCCGATCGCTTAGATAAATTACGGGTGAATTATTACGGAGAAACGGCCGTATCGGGTTCGCATATCAGTTTCTATCAACGTGGCTTCTTATGTGGTGGGGTTGCCAACCCATTAGATATGAGTGTCCATGCTAATGAGCAATGGTTAAAAGCCTACATCGCGCAACAGTGGTTTAGTTTGTTGATGGCCACACGCGGAGTACCGGCTAATAAAGACGGTGAAGCAAGAGCAATGATGGTAATTGCAGGGGCGGTAACTAAGGCGATTAATAACGGCACTATTCTAGCGGGAAAAACATTAACCGATGTACAAAAAATCGCGGTGACAGACGCTTCTGGTGATGACCTAGCGTGGCATGATGTACAAAACAAAGGTTATTGGTACAACGCTCAAATTGTTGAAAACACAGGCCCCTCTGATTTACCCGAGTACGTGATGAAATACGTATTAATTTACGGCAAGGGCGACTGGGTTCGTAAAGTCGAAGGCTCTCACAACTTAGTGTAAGGAACACAATATGCATGATGTATCAGCAACCGGCTTGAGTATTGTTATTCAAGCACACAAGACCTTTCCCGCCGGTATTCAAATTACCACCTTCGCAGATGATGCCGATCCATTAGATTTACCTGCAGTGGACATCGCGCAAACAGGAATGGATATCAATGGTAATCTTGTTAGTTGGTCAACGCCAACACCTCAAACAGTCACTATTAATGTCTTAGCGGGCAGTGAAGAAGACGAAAACCTCGCTATCTTGCTTGACTCCAATACCGCTCGTCGCGGACAACGGCATGCAGGGGATATTATTACCATGGTTGCCTCATATGGCGATGGTTCAACAACCACGGCACGTAACGGGAAAATTACCAATGGTAGTCGTGGTTGCTCTGTTGCCAGTGCAGGACGACACAAATCCAAAGCGTATACCTTCGTATTTCAAGACTTCGATCGCACTCGCGCACGTTAATTCTAGGCGGTTATTCCGCCTTTTTTTATGGATATTAATCATGTTAATTAAACCGAAAGAAATTACGATCACCGATGCTGATCGTGAAGAACACACCTTTATCATTAGCCGATTACCGGCAACGATTGGACGTGAAATTCTGGCGAAATACCCTTTATCGAATGCGCCTAAAATTGGCGACTATGAAGTCAGCAAAGAAGCCATGTTAAAGATGATGGCGTATGTTGCTGTCGAAAAAGAAGGACAAGAGATTTATCTGAAGACCAGCACATTAATTGATAACCATGTGCCCGATGGTGAAGCTCTTATTCGTCTAGAACTGGAAATGTTGAAGTATAACACCAGTTTTTTCGGCAAAGACGGGAGCCAAGGTTTCCTCCAATTCCTGCTCAACAAAATCACCGGTTCACTCCCGTCGATTATAAAAACGCTGATGGCTTCTTTGCCGTCATCATCTCAGCCGGTTTCGCCACGCTCACCGAACTCAAAACGTCAATAGATTTAGAAGAGGCGTTTGATTTGTGGGAGATCGCAATTACCAATCGTTATAACGAAGCACTGGCTTCATCGAAAGGATAAATCATATGGCCTTGCTAGATACATTTGTTCAGGTATTTGAATTTGATACCCGTCAAGCCGATGATGCGTTTAATCGAGTGAGCAAATCGACCGATGACATTATTGCTGAGATGAAAAAGGCGCAACAATCGGCAACGATGGGTGCTGATGGATTTACGCGATTTATTCAAAATTTATCCGCACAATTGACAGAGTTATCGTCAAACTCAGTCGATATTCATGTTAATAGTGATACTTCCGGAGTTGCTGACAGCCTGATTGCGGATATAGAACGCATTAAAGAAAGTGCGACGGACAACTCGCAATCAGTGAGTGATTTTATCCAAAGTATTATTGCCAGCATTGAGCAGTTGTCAGCAGGGGAGCCGATAAATATCGAGGTTGAGGCGGGTGATACACAAGAAAAAATAGCCTCAGTTACTGCTAAAATTGATGAACTAAAGTCATCAATGAACTTGCTTGATATCCAACGTGATGAATTATCACAAGGCGTAAATGAAAGCGGTGTTTCATCCGAAGCGTTAAATGCTCAATATCAACAAATGCAAGATGAATTACTGGCTTTGAATAATGAGTTAAGCACACTCACTAATGCAGAAAAAAAGAATAGGGAGGGAAAGAAAGCCATTGAGGCCATTCTTACTACATTAAATGCCGACTATACGCAATTTATTGAAACTATGCGTACAAAAGGGATTAAAACCACTGAAGAGGAATCAAAGGCTCAGGATCACTTACAAAAAGAACTTTCAGAAACGGAGGCTAAATACAAGGAAGCTGGAAGCTCGGTTGCGGGGTTTGCGACAAAAGCATTAGGTGCTGTTGGTATTGTGATGAGCATTGGCAGTATTTTTGCCGAATCCGTTTCTCGTTCTCAAGAGATTGAAACGCTGGATAAGTTGGGTAAACAAATTGGTGTTGCGACTGCAGACGTTGATGCGTTTTCTGGTGCAATGGCTGAATTAGGAGGCTCTAGAGAATCCGCACAGGCTGATTTATCCGCGATGGCCAATGCGTTTGGTAACACTAAAGACTCAATGGAAAAAGTACTTCAGACAGCGGACAAAGTTCAAGGCATGAGCTTTGATAAAGCGAAGAAAACACTGGAGGGCATGGGGGTATCGGACGAAAAAACCATTGAGCTAATGATGAAAGGGCGCAAAGAATTAGAGCGCACAATGGGTATTCAAAAAGAGTATTCAGGCATTAGTAAAGAGAGTATTGAAAGTTCGATTAAATTCAATACAGCCATGTCTAAATTTCAGCAAACATCGGGGGTACTAAAGAACTCCTTTCTAGAAATGGTGATCCCTGCTTTATCGAAGGGGCTAGATTGGTTAACTAGATTTATTTCTTTCTGCAAAGAAAATAAAAACTTATTGATAGGCTTCTTCTCTGCCATTGGTTTGGCTGTAGCGCTGTATTACGTTCCCCCGATGTTAGCTGCTGCATCAGCAACACTTGCAGCAACATGGCCTATTATCGCTATTATTGCCATTATTGCGCTTTTAGCTATGGCATTTGCGATTGTTTATGACGATATCATGAACTTTATTGACGGTAATGATTCGATGATTGGGCGTATTCTTGAAAAATACCCTCAGTTGAAAATCATCATTCTTGCATTATGGGAAACATTCAAAAAGTTATTTGAATATCTAAAGGTTATTGTTGGTGTTGTAGCAGATGTTGTTGTCGCTGGTTGGGATTTAATGGCAACAGGTTTAAAAGCTTATGTTAAGTTTCTCATCAATTGTATTTCAGTGATTGCAGGATGGGGTAAGTCCTTTGCGGGTGTTTTTACTACGGTAACGGATGCCGTTGTGGGCGCGTTTGAATGGATGTGGGAGCAAGTAGAAAAAATCATTGGTTGGGTAAATACAGGACTTAATGCGGTTAAAAATGGCTTGAAGTCAGCCAAAGAGTTTTTTGGGTTCGGTGATGATGAAGAAATCACTGTTAATCAAAATGTAGAGCGTAAAGTCAATGATAATGGTGAGATTGAATATGCCATTCCTCAAGAAGAAAGCCAAACGGCACAACAGCCACCTGTTAGACAATCTATTGCTCAAGCCAATGCACAATTAGATGCGATTGCCAATAATGCGATGAACCCTATCACCAGCCAAGCCATCAGTAATCAATCCAATGTGAAAAATGAAAGTAACGTAAGTATTGGAGAAATTAAGGTTGAAACTCAAGCCACGGATGCGCAGGGTATGGCATCGGGCGTAAAGGATGCATTGCAAGATCAACTAGCCGATTTTAATCAGCAAAATGCAACGGGAGTAGCAAAATGATCACAGAGGTCAAAATATTTGATTTAGAGTCGTTTTCTACACTGTTTGATAGTGTGAGTCCTATTCAAGTCAACATTAGAGATGAGCATAAAGCGACACAATTTCAAGTTGAAAGTGGTGAAACACGTAGTGATCATGTGATTATCAACCCCATTGAAATTGGCATGGATTTAGTACTAACAGGGGAAATAAAAAACAGTTTCTCATCGATACAACAAGTTTTTGATGAACACAAACTGGTCGGTATTCAAACCCGAGTAAAAACCTATCAGCCTATGTTATTGACGGGTTTTAATCATGATGAAATACCCGACATGATGGATGCGATAAAACTGTCGCTACGGTTTGTTGAGTGGCGAACTGTTGAACCCGAATACGGAGATTTACCGCCTCGATCTACACAGAAGCCAACGCAGACATCAACCGTAAATCGGGGGAATGTGCAAACTAAAGATGCAGATACTGAGACTAAGAAAAAAGGTTCTGTTGCAACACGTATCGCAGATGGTGATTGGAGTTTCTTCTAATGAAAGTCATACCCTTAAAAACCATTCCTAATCAACGCTTGTCTGTCAATTTGGAAGGTATTAATTGGACACTAACAATAAAAGCCGGTCGCCATGCGATGTATCTTGATATTGAACGTGAAAGTGAGGTTATCGCCGTAGGTATGCGTGCGGTGGCAAACACACCTATTATTCCTTATCGCTATCTGACTGATGGCACGAATTTAGCATTTATAACAGAAAATGATGATCTGCCCTGGTATGAATCATTTGATAGAACTCAATCATTAATTATTTGGAGTGATGATGGACTTACGACGAATACGGGTGGGGATTGAAGTTGCAGAACGACTGCAGTGGTATGAAGGATTGCGAATTAAAGCTAACGGCACCAAGTACGCAAACCCCTTACAAAATGAATGCACAATTAGTATTGATGGATTAAACGCCCACACTCGAGATTATCTTCTCACTGAAACTAGCCCTTATCATAAAAGCAAACAAACTCGTCGTCTTTACCTCGAGGTAGGGCGCATTAATACGGGATTATTTCGTATCTTTACTGGTGATATTGTCAGTGCAGAAATTGCCTCGCCTCCCGATGTAACGCTAACTATTAAAGCCAAAACTAATAATGCCAGTTCAGGTGATATTGTTTCTTCCAGTGGTGGCGCCATGCAGAAGATGAGCGAGATCGCTTCATCGGTGGCGAAGGATTGCAAGGTTAGATTGGACTTTCAAGCCACCGATAAAAATATTGCTAATTGGTATTTTTGCGGTTCAGCGTTACAGCAAGTACAACGACTGCAGGAAGCGGGAAACGTTAAAGCCTTTATTGATGATGATACGTTATTTGTCAAAGATGATAACCAAGCCTTAAAAGGGCGCTTGCGCATTCTTAGCATGAAATCAGGCATGGTGGGTATACCTAAAGCCACCGAAAAAGGATTATCTGTCACCTACTTAATTGATGGTGCCTCAGAACTAGGTGGGATGCTACGACTCGAGAGTAAATTCAATTCCGCACTTAATGGTGACTATATCATTGAACAACTGAAATTCGATGTTGCTTCACATGATGATCCTTTCTTTTATCAGGCCACATGTAAACGAGCATAATCATGAATAAACCCAATACTGATATTGCCAGTGATGGTTCGCTGGCAGGTGCGCTCTCGTCTGCATTTCGTAACCTGATGATGAATACAGAGGACATGCTTCCAGCAACAGTGGTGAGTTATGACGATAAAACCAATCGTGCTGTTATCAAACCACTGGTGATGATGGTAACAACTGAAGGGGGAACAGTCGGGCGTGCACCATTGGCCAATATTCCCGTTTTTAGATTTGGTGGAGGTGGTTTCTTTATTCGCGCACCGATTAAGCCGGGTGATTTCGGTTGGATAAAAGCCAATGACAGAGACATTAGCCTGATATTTCAGCGTGGGGGATTGGAGGATCAACCTAATACCGCACGCCTCCATTCATTCAGTGACGCAATGTTTTTCCCAGACACCATCAAAGGATGGGCGATAGATGGGAAGAACATTGATGCTTTGGTGATCCAATCAATGGATGGTTCAGTCTGTTTCTCTTTGCATAGCGATAAAGTGGTGCTGGAAACCCCTAAGTATGAAGTCAATGCCTCTGAAACGATATTTACTGGCAACGTCACCGTGAACGGTAATTACGCGGTAAATGGTAATAGTGATTCACAAGGGGGAACTATGCGACATAACGGAAAAGATATCGGCTCTACGCATCAACATAGTGGTGTTGAAACCGGTCATGGAAATACAGGAGCGCCTCTGTGAGAACATTTTCAATCGATAAAAATAATGATCTCTTTATCGGCCCTGATGGAAACCTCCAATTCAGCGAAAAAGACGATGCGGTTAAAAATCTTTGTCAGCATTTTGCTAAAGTGGTTCGTGGTGAAATGTTACATAAAAAAGATAAAGGTATTCCGTTCTGGCCAACAACCTTTGGTCGCCAAGCTGATATCCCGATGTTTGAAACGGCGTTTAGACAACGTATGAGTGAAATTGAAGAGGTGGTTGAAGTGACCCATTTTAGCGCCACAGTCGAGAACGGTGAATTGAAGTACCAAGCGACAATTCGCACGATATACGGAGGGTTTACATTGAATGGCTGATTATCGTTATATCAATAATAAAGGCGTTATTCTTCCCGACACGGCCACAATACGTGATGAAGTCGAAAGCGAGTTTCGTGCGGTGTTTGGTCAATCGATTAACCTTGCCCCTGAAACACCACAAGGGGCATTGGCTACGATGGAAGTTGAAAACCGTGATGCAATGGTGAGGAATAATGCCGAGTTAGCAAATCAAATCAATCCCGATATTGCTGGTGGTGTTTTTCTTGATGCAATATGGGCGCTAATGGGTGGACAGCGCATTAATGCCACTCACTCTTATCTTTCCAGCGTTGAATTTAGTGGCGTACCCAGCACGATTATTCCCAAGGGCTCATTAGCGTCCAGTGTTGCCGGTGCTATGTTCGAAACAGTTTCACCCTTGATTATTGATAATACTGGTAAAGCAACAGGGGATATGAGGGCGGTTGAATATGGCCCTGTTGAATGCGGTGCCGGCCAGCTTAATTCTGTGGCTAGCTCAGTATTAGGTTGGGAGAAAGTCAATAACCCCACTCATGCGGTTGTTGGTCGTTATGCTGAATCTGATATCAAAGCAAGGCGACGACGTAAGCAAACACTGGCTAAAAATACCGTCAGTGTCGCAGAAGCGATCATGTCTTCACTGTATGAATTAGAGGGCGTTAACTCGCTTTCTTTTCGTGAGAACTACACCGATGCAGTGCTCACTATTGATGGAATTTCTCTGTTGCCTCACAGCATTTACGTTTGTGTTGAAGGGGGCGACAGTAACGAAATTGCTAAATCATTGCTGAGAACCAAAACTATTGGATCGGCTTTTAATGGTGAGATTGAAATCGGTGTTGTAGAGCCAGTGAGTGGACAAGAATATAAAGTGAAATTTTCACGCCCTAAGGAGATCACCGTTTTTTGTCGAGTGACAGTTAAAAAATCGTCTGTTGATGCGCAAACTATTATTCCCAGTGCCATAGAACAATGGACGCGCGGAGAGCTAGACGGCGATAACGGTTTGATTGTTGGACGTGAAGTATCGCCTTTTGAGATAGCTTCAGCGGTAAATACTGTTGAGCCTCGTTTATTTGTCACTAAAGTTGAATTGTCACTGGACGGGAAAGTGTGGAATGTTGCGTTAATTCCGATTGCCATTAATCAAATCGCACGCTTGCAACGGGGTGCTGTGCAAGTGGTGATTGTATGAACGTTCAACAATTTGAGTTTCATTCAGACCTATTAAAAGCGATCCTTTGGCAGTATGAAGATGCAGAGAATTTAAAGAAACTCGCCAGTTTTAAAGCCTCTCATTTTGAAAAATCGATGGTGTCATTTTGGCAAAACTGGTACCGAGATGTGTTTAATATCGATACGGCGAATGACTTTGGGTTGTCGATTTGGTCACGCATTCTGGATGTGCCGTTAGGTATTGATATTCCACCGAGCGATAAAAATAAAGTCGGGTTTGGTTTTGGCAAAAAGAAAGCCAATTTTAAATCTAATTTCCGACGTAATGCGGATTACACCTTGTCACTGACTGTTGATCAAAAACGTATGTTAGTACGAATGCGCTATTTTAATCTGACACAAAGCCCCACGGTCACCAATATTAACGAGTTTTTAAAACGTTTCTTTTGGCGTGATGACAGCAAAGTCTTTGTCCTTGATCCGCTAGACATGACTTATATGTATTACGTCTTTAACTTCAACCCTGACGAACGTCTACGTGTTCTTCTCGAAAACTTCGACTTAATGCCACGCCCTTCGGGTGTTGGCGTCAAATATCGCATTGTGACCAAAAAAGCCTTTGGCGTTGGTCAGCATCGTAAAAACTTCTTAGGCAGTAACTTCGGAGCATAATTCCTATGACAACTATTTTTAAAACCCCCTTTGCAACACAAGGGGATAAGGTTTCTATACCCGTAGAAATCCAACCAGACGGCTCAGTGTCTTATACACAAGGCTATGGTTACGACTATGAACGTGACCAAGTCACAGATCCTGCTGCGAAAGATATTGAACGTGAAAAAATGAACGGGATATTTCACGATATCACGGAAGCGATTGGTGAAATCCAATCTTTTGGTTTTCCAAAATGGGATGAAGCCGGTAAGCCGTATGCGATACGCGCTATTGTGTATCATAAAAATAAAGTCTGGCAGTCTAAAGTTGAGAATAACAATATCGAGCCGGTTGCCGGTAATGCATGGGCAGAGTTAAAAGCGGATGCCACAGCAAGCGATGTGGGCGCATATTCAAAAGGTGAATCCGATAAACGCTTTCAACCATTAGGTAATTACACACCATCCGGTTATAGCTACTCAAAGGAAGAAACCGACACCAAATATCAGCCAAAGGGTAATTATGCGCCAGCAGGGAACTACGCAAACAAAGGGGATAGCTATACCAAAACGGAAAGTGATGGACGATATCAAGTGAAAGGAAGTTATCAACCGTCAGGTGATTACGCGACCAATACAGCGCTAAATAGTGGGCTTAATAATAAATTTGATAAAAGTAATGTAACTCAAAGTACAGGAACATCCACCGTTCATGTTATGAGCCAAAAGGCTTCTACGGATGCTTTTCAGCCTAAAGGAAGTTATCAGCCTTCAGGCAATTATGCATTAGTGGGTGCTTCATATACGAAGACCGAATCGGATGGCCGATATCAAGCTAAAGGGAGTTATGCGACAGCTGGAAGTAGCTACACAAAAGCAGAAAGTGACGGGCGTTATCAAGGTAAGGGAAATTACCAACCAGCAGGCAATTATGCGCTAGTAGGAGCATCGTATACAAAGGCAGAGTCTGACGGTAAATATCAGCCTAAAGGCAGTTATCAAGCTTCTGGTTACAGTTATTCAAAATCAGAATCAGATAGTAAGTATCAACCTAAAGGGAATTATGCCATTGCGGGGAGTAGTTACACAAAAGCGGAAAGTGATGGTCGATATGAAAAGAAAGGTACAGGAAAAAGTTGGCGAAAAGTTGGTGGAGCTATTGATGGAAATAAAACTGCATCAGTTACAGAAGACGTGAGGGGAAAGACAGTTTATTTAAAAAATAACAATAGCAATGATGGATGGTGTATCGCCACATTTCCTCCTGTAGATAATATTATGATCAACGTGTCGCATGGAGGAGCTGGATTTATAAAAATGCAGACAACAGGTGGAGGTATGAAAATTAGTGCGAGTAGCTCTAATTACTCTAATTTTTCCGAGATTTGGTTGGCTGATTAATTTCTATGTCGCCTATATTTAGATAGGCGACTATTATTTATATAATGAAATTATTTTTAATATGAGACTCTATTATTGTGTTCTTTTCTTTTGGGGTAAATACGATTCTATCAGGAGGTATGTCTTTATCAATAAAGCTCATTGCCCCAATCATAACATTGTCACCAATATGTAACTCATTACCAATGATACATGAGTTGGCACCAACAGTTACATTATTACCTATATAGATATGTCCATCATTACCTACTGATTTAATACCAATTGTTGTATTTTGGCGGATATTAAAATTTTCACCAATGATAGCTCTACCTGTAATTACAACACCAACATAATGTCCAATAGTTAGTCCTTTTTCTATTTTTGCACTGGGTGATATATCACACCCATATTTAAATCTAATTTTCCTATGTATGAAATTAGCTAAATTATGCTTATTGTTATAATAAAAATAATTTGATAATCTCCACCAAAAATTAAACCGCCTTTCTGGATATAGCCAGACTCGGCGAATTACTCGAAACCAAGAAAAAGGTTTATTCGTTGAGTCAATAACTTCTTTAATTAGACAATGTTTTAAGTGTTCTAATGTACCATAGTTATCCATAGTGTGGATTTAACCCTAAAAATGATTTTTTATTAATCAATAAATAAAGAGTAATTATAATAGCATATATATTTATTATTATTGTTTTTTATGGTTGAAATGCACTTTCAACTTCTCAAACAAATCCCTCGCCACATCCTCCGTCATATAGGTTCTCATTGGTTCCCGTTTAATATTCTTCATTTCAAATGTATTCTCATCAAACCTTGGATCAGAAAAGACAATGTCCATAAACAGATAGCCGTAAGGGTTATCTGCAGATAAACGAGTCTCTTCTAACTGAGCAATATATTCAGCATTATTGATTTCGAGTTTAATCAT